TCATCCGGTCGCAGGTTCAAGTCCTGCAGGGCGCACAACAAACACAGATTCACAATGGACAGACCAAGCCCTTACGTATACGTTGGTTTACACTACCAAACCAAGTGGCAGATACAATTAGCCCGTCGCTTCGACGAAGCTAAGCTTAGAATTGTGTGTGAGGCAGTATGTGAAGTACATGGTATAGAACCAGTACAGCTGCTGTCTAAGACACGATTCCAGCCTTACCCAGACGCAAGAAAGGTGTTCATACACTTGTGTCGAAAGGCTCTATTTGAGAAGGAGGTTACATGCATTCGCCTCGGCATGTACCTTGACAGGGATCACTCTACAGTGACTATAGCAGAGCAAAGAGCTGTAGATCTATGTGAAGTGGATTCCAACTTTAGAGGATTGTATAACAAGAGTCTGGAACTATCCAGACAACGACTAAAAATTAATGGCTACTCTTACAGGGGTAGCGCAAACTCAACTAACAATGGAACGAGAGACCAAAGATTACCTTCTCTCGAGAGTACAGATTGTAGAGAAGGAAGTTCATACACTGCGACGACAGTTGGTGAACTTAATTGTTAAGTACAATGAACTAAGCTATGAGCAGAAAATGGCAAACAGAAATCGAGTCGGAGATCGGGACGCTGTCCCTGAAGATTAACTACTGGCTCGACCCTGGGCAGAAGGGTGATTATCACACAGAGCATATCCCCCCAAGCATTGAGATAGATAACATGCAGATTGAGATTGTAAAAGTTGATGCAGAGTTTATAGATCATTTGCGAGAGGAGATACTGGAAGAGGAAACTACTTATGACCCAGAAGACTATAGAGACTAAATCAAAAGAGCAGAGCAATGCCCTCAACGCATGGCATACGGCAGGATATCGCGGCAGCATTATTGCTGGTACTGGTTTTGGGAAAAGCCGGTGTGGTGTCTTGGCTGTTGCTCACGCTCTTAAGGATGGTGGTAGAGGGCTTGTTCTCGTGCCTACGAATCAACTGCAGGATCAGTTCGCAGATGAATTCAGAAAGTGGGGAAAAGAACACTTGCTCTCAAGAGTAGAAATACTCTGTTATCAGTCAGCGCACAAACTTCGTGATGAGCACTACACTATTGTAGTGTGTGACGAGGTTCACTTAGGACTATCTCCTGTATACAGGAAGTTCTTCTACATCAACACTTACGACAAGTTGTTGTGCATGACTGCCACCATACCTGAAGATGTAACGTACCAAGCTATTCTCAAAGAGCTAGCCCCGACTGTATACGCCATCAACCTTGATGAGTGTGTAAAGAAGGGGCTAGTCTCTCCTTACGAGTTAGAATTGGTACCTATAGAACTCACAGACGTAGAAAACAAGGCTTACAAGAAAGCCAACCAGAGCTTTGTGCACAACAAGTATATGCTTGACCCCATGGGTGGACACAATGCATTCCAGATTGCAAACACAGTTATCAAAAGCAAATCTGGTACACCACAAGAAAAGAAGGCAGCAGCCTTGTTCTTCAATGCAATCAGACAACGTAA